ACACGAACCGGACCAGACATAGTAGACCAACCCATAATGTTTCCTCAAATCTGCACCCGCCGTCTCTGAGGAGAAGTCTGCCGAGCCAGTCGGCGGGTTGTGGTGAATCTCGGTTTACATGAGGGTAGCACAGGGGATTGGGGGAGTCAAGCGTAAACAAACACCAAACCAGCAAACTTGCCCTTGGTAATAGGCTTGCCCGCAACAAGCGCCCGCCGCAGGGTAGGCATGGTCATCTGATAGTGCGCAAGCACAGCAGTCAAGCTGTCAAACACTTGACCCGATGTCCGCTCTACCACGCTCTTTCGCATCTTCTGCTTGGACTCTTCGGTGTGTTTCTTGCCAAGGAAGTTTTGGTTGCCCAATGTGCGCTGGCGAATAGCCTCACGCTCGGCATCAGTGCGCTTGTAGCCAAGAGCGTTCTGGTTGCCTTTCAGTGCTTCCGACATTTTCTGCCGCGTCTCCTCTGACGGTATGAAAGCACCGCCTCGACCTTCGGCTATGGCTTGATTGACCTTGGCACTAATTTTTGCTTTGGTTTCTTCTGTGTGCAGCTTGCCTACACGTGGGTGGTTGTTGGGGTCTTCAGCGTAAAACGCTTTGAGCGTGGCGGAGATTGCGGCTTTTTGTTCTTCAGCTATTGGAACTTTGTACTTTGGATTGCTTGCACCAAAACGTCCTCGCATAGGCGCGTCTGGTGAACTGCCAGCGTTATAGCAATAAGCTTTACCGTAGTGCTCAGTCAACCAACGTGCCTCAGCCTCCCAAAGTTTGGTTGCATTCTCAACCACTTCTTGAACTTCAAACTTAAAACAGTCTTCTCCGTACTTGTTCCAAGAGGACTGGAGGTGGCGACAGTGATGCACACCCTTGCGCAAACGAGAGCGGTGTGTGCGAAACCGTTCGCGTGTGTCAGTGGTGCTTCCGACGTAAAACTTACCGTTGACCACATTGCGGATCTTGTAGATGACTGGCTCTTTCATGGACTCTCCGTTACAAAACGTCTGAGCCGTAATGATACACCATCCACACGACGTGTGTCAACAGGCAAATAAAAAGGGCCCCGAAGGGCCCCTTGATCAAGCGTAAGTGCTTGATTTATATGGAGTTTTTAGGCGCTTCCGGGGGAGCCGAACATTCCCAAGGGATCAGAACACCCGAACGAATACCTCTCACGCGCCTTGTACCTGTTGTTACCGGTATCAAAGTCAGCGTCCATGCTAGTGGCAAGCGGCATACGGACAAAGTGCTTCAAGCCGTTGGGAACGTCGGTCTTGATGAACCAGGCGTTCGGATCGGTCAGGAAGTTATTGATGGTATAGCCTTCCGGGATGGAGCCGTTGTTAACAATGGCGTTGATGTCATTGTCGGTGGTTCCAACTCGGAGTTGGGTGCCAAGCAGGCGGGTTGCAACGAAGCTGAGGTTTTGGGGAACGATCAACTTGCGCGGCTTTGCGGCGACCAGCAGGCCCCGTTCGTCGACCCACTGAGCGATCTGGATCACAGCCGCTTCGAGGGACGTTTCGTTCAGGTCTGCCGCCGTAGCGGGCCGGTTAGAGTTGAAGCCGCCAGACACCAGCGGGTGTTGCGTCGAGAACAGAGGCTGACCGTCGCCATACAGAGCAAGCGAAGAGAAGCCGTTGTTCAGGACTGACGCCCCCTTGATCTGCTTGGTGTACGCCATAGCCCGGGCGAGGGCCTTGGTATACCGCTGAGACAGGCTGTCGTACAGGTTGTCTTCCATCGCCTCTTCGGTGATAGAAAAACCCAGCGCAATGGTCTCGTGGTTGTAACGAGCGGTCCAGGCTTCTTGCGCATTGTCATACGCAATAGCTGCACCTTCGTTCTTCACCGGAGCGGCGGAGAAGCCAGCAAGCTTGGTTTCCTCTTCAAACGAGCGCTCAGAGGTCTCCGTATCGTAGATCTCCTTGTGCTGTTCGCCGTAGCGCGCATACTCCAAGCCAAACAAAGCATTCAAGCCTGGCAGAAGTTCTTTGAGTAGTTGAGCACGTCCAATAGCCATGATTTACTCCTTAAGCGATGTTGTAGCGATGGACATTGAAGTTGATCTTAGCCAAAACTTCTTGGCTTTGAACCAACACCAACGCGCCAGTAACCGTCACCGTCGAAGCAGTCACCGTCAAGGCCGTGTTGCCCGTCGTCGTTACGGTTGACGCAGCGGTCAGGGACGAGCCCGTAAACTGCAACTGACCAGTGGCCGCGACCAACTGGTACACATCCGTCCCGATGGGAAGAACTTGACCAACCGTCAGACCAGAAACGGTCAGCGTGGTCGTGCCAGTACCGGACACATACGTTGCCGGTGAGCTGACTTGCGATTCCGGCACAAGGCTCAGAATACGCCAGCCTGCGTTAGCAACCGTTGCCGTGGTGCCCACTACGCCCTGAGAACTGTTGCCAGTAGCAACCGAACCAGTGGTCGTGGAACCGGCAGCGTTCACGCCAACCGCCAACTGAGACATGGAACCGATAGTTTGAACACCAGCGGCAGTCACAACACCCAGACGGAAAACCGTATCGGGGTCATCAACCACCACTGCGCGGATGTCACCAGCCAGCGTGTTCGCAGGATAGAACTGCGAGAACCGCTTTTGCTTGGTCACAGGATCAGTGAACGAACAGCCCACGAACACACCAACAGTAGTGTTGGTAGTGTTGATAGGAGCCGTTGCGATCACCAGAAAACCGGCAGACAAAGTAACGGCGTCACCCGTAAAAATGTTCGTGCCGTAGTTGTAGGCAATCGGGTACTCACGGGTAGAACCCGAGAACACCTGACCACCCAACAGATTTACGGGTTTTGCCCCGTAAGGTGCATCAACAAACGGATATGGCATTTAAGCCTCCTTGATTAAGCTTCGCGTCCGAACTTTGATACCTTCGTTTGATGATGCCTGAACATCGTTGGCATACGAGGGTCGTTCTCGCGCATGAAATTGTTGTCAACCGCACGCATCTCCGCCTCTGCGCGTTCACGCGCTTTGGCATCGTGCATCTCAGTCAACTCCTTTGGTGTTTTGCAAAGCATCAGGCCACCGATTTGAATCGTGTCTGCAAACTTGCCGCTGCCAGCTTCAAACAAGAATACTTCTGGATGGTCACTAGCTTTTACGGGCTCCCAGCCCTGCTGAAGTTTCTGAGAAACATTGGGGGCATCAGAAACCCCAATCGTGCTGAGCCGAATCCATCGCATGGAATAGCCGTCTTCTTCGTTGACATAAGGCAACACAGAAGAGTTGGCCTGAGAAAACCGCTCAACCTTGGCGCGGATCTCTGCAGCGCGAGACTCGGCAGCGCGATTGTCAGAGACACGAGACTCTGAAGAACGGTTGTCCGCGCCACGAGATTCCGATGCGCGAGACTCAATTTCACGGGGATTACGTTCAGCCATTTTGCTTCCTCATTTCTTCAGCTACCTGCTTAGCATAGAGTTCCAAAGGAACACCAAGCCGCTTGGCGATATGTACTTGTGATTGCGTTAGCACGATCTTTTTAGGCGCTGTGCTTCGCGTGGCGGGGGCTACAACCGATGACTTCTTTTTCTCCGAAGGGAACGCATCCGGGAAAATCTTCCTAATCTCAGCATTGATGCTTTGATAGTATTCATCGCTTGATGTGTCTGCACCGCTTTCTACAAGTTCATTGTGAATTTCCATCGCAACTGCTCTCATCTTGCGGTCTGTAGTAAACCAGGGATTGGCCTTTTGCCACGCTCTGGCTTTCTCATCCACAATAGGTTGAGCAACGCTTGGGGCGGGTTGTACCACAGGTTCTTCTGGTTTTGCAACCTGCGGCCTAAAATTGTTTACACGCTCAGCCTTAATTTTGGCAGCAGTTAGTTCTTCCTGCGCCGCAACCAAAGCATCAGCGTCCCCAGCTTCATAGGCTTGTTTGTATTTGACTTTGGCCTGATCGACCTCGTTAGCAACTACTTTTTTAGCCTGCTCAAGCAGCGCCTGCTGGCCTTGCCCCAAACTGCCTTGGAGTTTCTTGTTCTCCTCAACTAGATTTTGGGCAAACCGCAGCGCCTCTTCTCGCTCACGCAAAGCCGCCTCTTTAGCGCGGCGCTCCTCGTGATACCCCTTGGAAAAGTGTTGGATGCGCTTCTTTACCCCTTCGGAATACTGTGCGAGTTCGTCATCAGTAACTTCCGTAGGTGCCTCCTTCATGGGAGGACGGTTGCGGTCTTCCTCTGGAGTATCGTCAACGACCTCAATTTCAGGCTCGCCTTCAACTTCAAACTCCAGCTTTTCTTCCACAGGAGATTCTTCAGTGCGTTCAGTCATGTCTACTCCTTATACCCGCTTGATACCACGAGGATCGTCCACGGTAGCCTCAACGCTATCGTCCCAGATAATCCTCCATTCAGTACCGTGAATCTTCAGCCTAGTTCCGCTGTTAGGCCGAACCAAAACAAAGTCACCCACCTTGCATGAAGGCCCACTAGGAAACTTTTTGGTGTCCTTGTAGCAATCCGGTCCCATCTTGGCGACAAACAAAACTGGGCTCGTCACTTCTTCAAAGTGCATGGTCTGACCAGCCTTGACCAGCCCGCTTTCATACTCTTCTTCTGCTTTTGGAAGCATGCACAAGATATGAAAAGTCTTCGGATCTGGTACTTGTTTGGCTTTTTCAGCATCAGTACCCGGCAAAGTCGTCGTGTTTTTGCCGTCGCTCAGGAGTAGTTCACTCATCGTTTTCCATCTTTCGCAGGAGGTCGTTGATAAAAGAATGCGCAAGTGAAAGACCCCGGATTTCTCCTGCGCAAGATTTGTACTCGGCAAAGTCTTTTGCCGCACCTGAGATAAGAGCCTGCGCAATAACATCGCGGCGCTCTTCGATTTCTTTGATAACTACGTCAAACGCAGTAGTCATTCTTTAGCCTTTGGTTTGGAAGCAGAGCGAAGCATCTGCTGTCTGGTTTTGATTGCATCCGATTGAATTTGCTGCCTCATCTTTTGCTGATGTGCCTGCTCCTTGTGTTGAAGTTCCTGTTGCGCCCGGATGGCCTTCAGCCGGGGATCTTCACCTTGCCCCTTTTGGGCTTCAAGCGCCAGTCGGGCCTGCTCAAGTTGAAGTTTGCCTTGAGCAATTTGGAAGTCCATCTGGTCGTTCTGCGCCTTGCGCTCCATCTCAGCTTGCTTCAACTGAAGCTCTGCTTGAGCCATTTGGATCGTTGGATCTTGCGCCTGCTGCTGGGCTTGCATCTGCGCGGCCATCGCTTGGTTTTGAACCATCGTCCTCTGAGCCGCAGCGGCAATCAGCGGAGCCAACGCCTTTTCATCTTCTGGCGCAATGGGAGCGTTGTTTTCTTGATCCAGCACCGGCAATGGAACTCCCAGTGCCATCTCTACCTGTGCTCGATAAGCAAACGCTGCATGCTCTGCAATATGAGCCATGAGTGCAGCCATCATGCCTTGAGCCATTGGGTTCTGCCCAACCGTCGCGGCAATTTTTGGATCTTGCATGAACGCTTGATGCGTCATCAAATGGGCTTCATGGTCTTGATAAGCAAAAGCCTTGACCGGCTTGCCTCTCAAAACATTCATGTTTTCAGTCACAGGATCTTGCGGCTTTTCATCCCCGGGCAAAGCCACCAATTTTTCCGCATTCTTGATACCAAGAACTTCCAGCATCTGCCGGTGAAGTTGTGGCAAGTCGTAGATTTGCGGAGCACCTTGGGCCAGTTGCAAAGCCGCTTGGTACTGCATGATCCGCTGCGCCATCGTGGCGGCGTTGGGATCGCTGACAGGAATTACCTCTACCGTGTCGTAGTCAGCCCGCTTGACCGCCCGGTCACCACCTTCAGGGGTGTATGAATACTCATCCGGCAGAAAATCTCGGATGATTCCCTTCAGAAGTTTGAACTCCATCCGAAGCGAAGAATGCACCCGCGCCTGAACAGCACTCATGGTCTTGAGTTGCCGCTCCAAAATTGCCAGCGTAGTCCCCACCGGGGCCTGGGCGCTCATATCACTGATCTTCAAATCAGCAATCGCCGCCAGCCGCCGCCCGTCCTCAGTAATTTTCTCAAGCAGCGCCGCCAGAACCTGACTCGGCTCCTTGTACGGCAAGGGCATGATGCTATCCCTAACCGCACCGGACGGAACATCAACATCCCTAAACTCGCCTGGAGCAATCGGCGTGTCATCGCCCTTGATTTTTAGCCCGCGAGACTTCAAACCACCCGGCAAATTTGACAGCGTGCCCGCATCTACCAGTTGTCGAATGATGGAAGTGCCAGCCCGAGCATAACCACCAATAATGTGGATATAACCCAGGCCATAAGCACCAAACCCCGGTATGTAGGTGTATTGAACGAAGTGCTGTCGCTTGAGTTTTTTCTTGTCCGTCTCTTCCCAATTCCTGCGGATCGCAAGAACTTCCTGAGTACCACGTTCAATAGTAACAATGTAGGGAATCGGAATCTCATCTTCGTACCCTTTCAAGTCCAAATCAACATGGATCTCCATCACCTGATAGCGATCGTCATCCGTTAAGGAATAACCCTGCTCTTCAGCCTTTTTCTTCTCAATATCAGAAAAAACGTGAGTAGGCTCACCAAGTTCTATATCCTTGTAGAACCCGGCTACCTGGAGTTTCTTGATTTCGTTCTCCGTCTTGCGCATCACATGGGTTACGCGCTCGGCGGTGTACACATTTGACGCCCCATAGGGCATGATTAAATCTTCTGCCGGGATGAACGGCGCAGCCGGCAGTTCTGTGTTCGGGTTTGGATAGATTTTCTTGAACGCCGACCCGGAAAGCCCCAGCGAGTACAGCATCCGCTCGTGTTCTGAGCGATAGTCAATCATCTTTTCAGTAAGCATGTAGTTCATGTCATCCCTGACACGATCTGCTGCTTCTTCTTTGAGCTTATCTATCGCTCCAATGATCTGAGTCTTCACCGGGCCTTGTGCCGGGAAGGTTTCAGTGATCATTTCCGACTGAAACCTGATCGCGGCTTCGGTCAAAAGAGGCGAATACACCCCGCAAGCCCCGGACCACGGCTCAGTCCGCTCTTCATACTTCATGCCAAGGACTTCCAGGCCCTTGACAAACATGTCTGTCCAGTCTTTTCGGCTGTTAATGTCCGATTCAACCAAGTCAATCAGTTCAGAGGCCAACTCTTCTAGATCCGCCTCGTCCATGTACTCAGCAAGATTGGCATCAAACTCTTCAGTCGTCTCAGTTTCTGGCTCAAGTTCAATCTCAACGCCGTCAATCCCAATTTTTACGCTCTCAGGATCTTCAATTTCAATCTCAATCGCTGGTTCTTCGGTCATCAAACCCATGTCAAGGGGTGTCGTCGTGGATGCAAAATTTGCTGACATGCTGAATCCTCAGTAAAAGGCGACTTTACGCCTGAAAGACCGAACTTCGTCTTGTTCGTCTGTTTGTAGACGCAAGAAACCACCCTGCCGGAAGCGGATCAGGGCCTGAACTGCGCTATCGACATCATCGTCGTGCGGGGCATTCGGGAAAGCGGCCATGTTTTCGATGAGTTCTCTAGCCCACCGGGTATCTGGAGCCCACACTTTACCTGATTGGAACAGATCTGCCACAGAATTGATACGGACAAACTTGTCGTTTCCACGGCTAGGGGTGTATTCAGACACCGGAATGCCCATTTTTCTAAGTTCAAAGATCAAAGGAGCCCCTGCAGCCTTTGCTTCTACTATACAAGCATCAGGCTCCCACTCTCTATAAAGAGACAATGCCTTCTCTTTTAGTTCAGGAAACTCCATCCGCCGCTGAAAACAGTCCAACAAGATTATGTTGACGTCATTCTCGTTCTCATTCATGTGAAACACACCCCACGTAGTACACGCAGAGTAGTCGTTTCTCTCACCTTTAGTAAAAGCTGTGTCCCAAGACTGGATAATGAACTCACATTCAGGAGGCTTCTCCAGCTCCCAGATCTTCCACCACTCCCGTTTAACAATCGCGCCTTCTTCAGCGGTGGGATTCTGTTGATACTGAGCGTTCCACTTACCCGGTGGGAGTTCTTCTCTTAGAGCAGACAGTTCCTCAAGCGACCAAAACTCAGGCCATAAGGGTTTACCCGAAGGCATGATCGCCGGAAGTTCAATGACTTCCCACTGATCTTCCTTCCCCAACTCGCCAGCGGTCTTGAGGATCTTACCTGTCAGGTCCGACTTAGACCATCTGGTCATAACAAGCACGATAGCCCCACCCGGCTGAAGACGCTGACGCGGGCCAGATGAGTACCACTCAAACACGGAGTCGTAAACCTCCGGCCTGCCAGCGGCTAAAGCAGCCTCCTGTTCCGAGTGCGGATCGTCGATGATAAGAAGGTCCGCGCCTTTACCCGTCATCGTTCCACCAACACCGATAGCAAAGTACTCGCCATTCTTATTGGTAGCCCAGCGTCCTGCACTCTTAGAGTCCTGTCTCAAAGCCACATCCGGGAAGATCTTTGCGTACTCTTCAGACCCAACCAAATTACGAACTTGCCGCCCAAAGTTCACCGCCAGATCCGCAGTGTTGGATGCTTGAATGATTTTTTTGTCGGGGTATCTTCCCAAGAACCAACTTGGAAGCAGGTATGAAGCAAACTGGCTTTTTGAGTGCCTAGGCCCGAGATTGATGATCAACCTCTTCAACTTACCTTCCGCAATCTCCTCAAACTTCTTGGCCATTACCGCATGATGCCGGCCATGAATGAACCCCGGCCACATCTTTTTTACATACGCCATGAAGCTCTTCTGACACTTCTCCCTTTCCAAAGCGTCTTTGTAATCTTGTACCTGCTGGAGCAGCTTCTCCTGGTCCGCAGGAGACAGACTCGCCACTAGATCATCCAGCTTCATAGCAAACTCATTTGCTCATCGCCTTTGATGCGGGCGTTTGCAATCTCAAAATACGCAAGGTCGCGTTCAATGCCAACAAATTTGAAACCTTCTAGCAGTGCTGCTTTTCCCGTGCTGCCGCTGCCCATGAAGGGGTCTAGCACTGTGCCGCCCGGTGGCGTGACCAATCGGCACAGGTAGCGCATCAGGTCGGTGGGCTTGACGGTGGGATGCGTGTTGCCTTCGCCTCTGTCCTTCTTGCTGCTTTTGGCGCAGTAGAAAAAGCGGGCGGCGGAGCCGGAGTCTCCGTATTCGCGCGATTGAAGCTCACTTTTTATGTGCAGACTACCGGGCGCCAACCATCCGGCTTTTGTCTTTTCGTATTGTTTTGGGCTTGGGCCGGTCTGCGGAAACCCCGCCATTACTTCATCGCTGCCGTCGTGAATCAGGTTGGCGGGCCAGCGGCCTTCGGCGGGAACAAATGCTCCGCCACCGGCTCCAGTGCCGAACATTGAGCGGCCGCCGTCGGGGTTGCGATCGCGGGTCTCGTAACTGCCAGCCACCCTGCACCCATCCACATTCAACCCACCCGTGCCATGCGCCAGCACGTTCGCGGCGACGGTGCCGGCCAGCGGCTTGCGGGCAACGGTGATCGGCTCCAGCGCGGGCTTGAGGGCCGTGCCCCAGCCCTGCCATTGGCGGGCGGCTTCGGTGGCGGGGGCGGTGATGGCGCCGTTGCCGAAGCTGTTCGGCCCTCGGTTATCAAAGGTGCCGGACTTAAAGCCTGCAGGTGGTGGCGTGGCTTCTCGGATTACCTCGCGCTCAGCCCCAGCCGCCTTGTCTATCGCCTTGCTCACGTCCAGCGACTTCGGAAACCCAGACCCATA